GATAGATGCCAATAAACCGGCGCCGACAGTCTCTGAAATGCCCGACCGATTTGATATGTCTGATGAAGAGTTTAACGCTGCACTACTAAAGCGTGACGACCAACGACAGGCGCTAGCAGATCACAACGCATCTCAGAACGCTAGAAATACAGCATCACAAGCGGCAATTACCAAGCAAAACGAAGATCGACAGGAAGCGGCAAACAAAATAGGTCAAGAGTACGTAAAGAGAGCGGATAATCTAGGCATTAGTCGAGATAATCTGCAGAAAGCATCGGAGTTAGTCGCTAGTTACGGCGTTAGTTCAGATGTGAGTATGCATATCGCTAGTCATGAAAATGGCCCTGGGTAATTATTCCATTGGTTGCGCTTGTATCTTCAGTCTGTAGCTCGCTCATGTTGTATCCCTTATCGGTCTTCAGCCGCGAATCTGTCGCGTACAGTGTGCATATAATATCACAAATAGAATAAATCTATAAGTTTTGGTTGTCCGATAGATTTGTACTATGTTGTAAATCTAAAGGTTGTTCAAACTCCTGCTGGTTCTCTGTCACAATCCCTGCTTGATGGACTGCAGCATCTAAAGTGTGTGGCCCGGCTAGATTAGTAACTGCCTCTGTCAATGTCTTGAGAGTGCTAGCCTGAGCTGATAACGCTTTTATAATAGCCTCTTGGGTTTGCTGCTGTTGATCAAACTGTTGCTGCTGTAGCTTCATCGCGTTAAGCTCTTCTTGCTGCTCAACCTTGATGGCTTCAAGCTGCCCTTTGTCCTCTGCTTGATCAGCCTTCATCTCTAGTTCTGCTCTGTCTAATTCAAAGCGCTTATCCCTATCCTCTATCTTGCTTACCGTATCAGCTGTTGTTGCTCTTGATTTCTCCAGCTCTGCCTCGCCTATCTTCTCCTCTGGCGTGGGTTCTTGTGGCTGCTGAGCGGCTGCTGCTTGCGCTTGCTCTAATTGCTCTCGTTCGTCATCGGTCAACTGGCTAAGTGGGATTGATCCGTTCTGCACCATGCTTTGTCTTACACGTTCGGCCAATACGTCCATCTTAGGTGAATCAGCGCTTTGTAAAAATACATCCATTCCAAGCTCCATAACTCCAGGAGCTACAGAAGCAATCTTAAGCATAGTGTCGATAGTCTCTTGCTGACGATTCTTATAAGCTGGTGCAACCTCACAAGTGGCATCATAAACACCTTGGGATAAGTCGTTAAGCGTGACCATCTTCTTTGTTTCTTCATCAAAAACCTGTTGGTTAAGAGTAACCATTTCAAACGAACCATCTTCATGCAATACCCTTGCCTGCCTCTCAGCATCGTAAACCTTAGGGATAGCATTCATCAGAATTCGAGCAGTGTGGCAAATAGCTACCTTAATAGGCTTGTAGTATTTTATATTAGCTACATCTACCTTACCTTGTAACTGCTTCACAGCCTCGCCGCTTTGGAACATTCCGCCAACCATTCCGGGGGCTAGCTGTCCGCCGCCTGATTTAATAAATTCCTTGGCATCTAATGCTGAAACTTGCAATGCTTGGTTAACTTGAGCGCCACCTTGGATAAATGGTGGTGGCTGATTATCGACATGGGTATAAGTCTGCACAGAGTCGGCATTAGTGTTCATTGTTTCTAGCGTGTCTTCATGACTTGCGAACTGTTCTCTAGTACCCCAGTACTTAGCCCTTGGTGCTAATGCGCCTTCCTCAAGCTCTCTAGATTTTAAATAGTTGTATGCTCTTTGTCCGTCCATCTTCTTAAGGACTACGCCACGCCATAAAACTTTATTCTCTACAATCTTAAAGTTGGCAATAGCCGGTATGATAGGAATCCATTCGAATACTGTTTCTTTTTCTTTACCTAACCAATCAGCACCATCAAAGAAGCGCGAGTAAACAACGTCTATCTCTTTAAACCTGGAACGCTTAATAGTGATGCCATTAGCCGCAAGCTCATCTTTAACCGTGGATAAGTTTTCATCTGTGTACACTGCGCCGTTGGTCATCTGGTGCAATTCAGTCTTTACCTGTTTTTTGTACAGTATCTCGCCAACAACAACAACTTCAGCCCTTTCATTGTAAACATTATCTTCTCTTCCTTCTGATACTGATAACCCAGAGCCTTTGGGGAATTCTTCATTATAGTCTGCAGTGGGCATAGACTGTAGTTGGAAGGCATAACGGGAATCTGATCTATCCTGAAGCTCTGAGGCGGTATCAAACCACACTCTGTCAAGGAAGTTAGCTATCTTCTTAATGACCAGATCTTGATCGAACGCATCGGACTGCACAAACTCTGTGGTAACTCTCCAGCCATCTTGGCCACAAGTAACCATTGCTCTGCCTGCATCGCTATAGGTATCAGAAGCATTAGAGATGTTTTCAATGTTACGTATTAAACCATCGTATATCTTGGCAGTCTCTACCGTAGCATCACCACCAGCGGGCCGAATCTTGATATCAAAATCAGAATCCTCCATATCTCCAGCAATATCGTCAATCAAATCACTGACCATATCGAAAGTTAACCGGGGCCGGTCATCCATTTCGTCAATTACTTGAGGATCCCACTGCCCATCTTCTTTATCGACAAAGTAGTTAGACTCCCTTCCTTGCTCTCTCTGGTCCAAGTCGGCGTCTTGCGCATCTGTCAGTAAAATTAATACTGAATCATGATCTGTATAATTTGGCATTTACATTCTAGACCTAAAGTTAAGTTTTCTGAATTTAACAGCAGGAGCTGCAACCTCTTCACCCATCGCTAAACAGTCAGCCATTCCAGGTGAGTCTAAGTCATACAATCGCTTCATATCTTTTTTACTCATGAGCTGAATCTTTCCCGCGCCGTTTGGAATTCTGGGTATCGAGCATATTTCTGTTCTAACCTTGTCTAACAGCGGTATCTTGCTGCTAATACTAATGATTGTATCTGGGTCAATATACTGTCCTTTAACCACTGCAAGATAAGTATTGTAAAACCTGTTAGCCAGCGCAAGGTATCTTTGTGCTCGTCTATTGTAGAAAGTATCGGCATTAGTCTTAGGCTTGTCTGCCCTTCCTGTAGAGTGAACGCCACTGTATATAGCTTTCTTGTCGTTAACCTCTCCACTGCCTCTGTATGGCCGTATCTCGCACTTAATGCCTGATAATGATGTATCTATCTGCCTTCTAAGAAGTGCGCCCATTCCATCCTCATCATATACAAACATGTCTGCGTTGGATGCTATGGCTCTGCTGGTTGCCTCGTCACAAGCTGAGTTACCATCAGGTGAGACTATTTCGTCTATCTCAAACCAATGTATACCCTTCTTACATGCGTAACCTTTAGAGTCGCCCCCTTGGTCTGCTGGGTCGTGTGTGGCTGTGACTGCTCCTGTTGGCTCTATGCCTAGCTTTTTATCTGCATCAATAGCAGCGTTAAACCATTCTTTCTTTATAATCGCTTTAGGTACTGTGTCCGAATAACTACCGCCCCATATATGGTCGTACTCATCCGCGCTTAAATTCTCTTTATCGTCTTTTCTTTCTTGCTCCAGTTCTACCGGAAACCAAGGGTTGTCAGAGTGATTAACCTCAACAACCATTATCAAATCGTCTTCATACCTACCAGTACGGGCTAATTCATTCTCTGCCCTGGATAGATACTTCTTTGCTATTGCATCCTGTCTACTTGCCCGGTTCATTGTAATCCAGATTTCAGGCGGGTTTTCATTGTCGCTTAGGTTGGCTGCTACTGATGATCTGACTGAAGGCGTTAACACCTTTAAGCTTCGATCACTAACACTCTCCCCCTCTTCTATCCATAACCTGTTAATGCCAGCTATAGACTTAAGCGAGGTAATGTTACGGGCCAATCCTTTGTAAAATATCTCACCCCCACTGGATGAGTTGACATTGTTGTTAGTTACGTTAAATCCCTCTACGCCTAACCTGTCTATCTCCTGCTTCAATGTCTCATGTATAGAATCGTCAATAGAGTTCTGAAATTCCCTGGTGCAGCATATACGTTCGCCATGATCGCATAGCATCAACATGATATCGCCAACACCTATAGACTTTCCTGATCCTCGACCACCTACCGCAATCTTTATACGTTTAGGCTTTGACAGTAGCCATGCTATCCCCTCTGGGATTCTTAAATCTATATCAGCCATTCTTGTCTGTGGTAACTGGGTTGACTACCCATGAGTTAATTGACTTGCCGCCTGAAGTCACATCTTGTTCAACTTTATCAGAGTATCCATGCTTGGTTAGCATCATCTTTGTAATAGCGCTGTTGAAGCTGTTATCTAACCCACCTTCAATTAATTGTATGTGCTGATTTTCTTCAATTTCTCTTAAGATGTCTGAAAACTCTTCCTTGCCCTCTTCCTTGGCCCATGCGTAAACAGTGGCTTTAGCTCTTCCTATGTGCTTACAAAGTCCTACAACCATAGGAACAGTATTCGGGCAATTCTCTACATAGTCACGCGCAAGCTCTAACACTTCCTCGTTATATGTTGTTGGTCTGCCTCCTGGTCCCTTTGCCATTATATCTCCCTGGTAGTTACTGGCTGATGCGAGCGGTGATAGTGCCGCTAGTGAATGCTGAACAGTTTAAACGCCATCTTACAGAGTTCTCTGTAGCCTCTCCGATATTCTCTACATCAGTAGTGAACTCATCGGTTGTTTTCCAAGTCCTGGCGTTGTCGAATGATCGTTGTACCTGAACAGTACCTACCCCGGTCCCTGTGACGAAATCAGCAGAGAAGTTAAACAGCCCATCTAAGGCTATATCGTCGTCGCTTGGGACTGCTGATGTGAAGCTAACCTCTAATACTACTTTAGACATAGTGATAACCTGTTAGTTTAGTTAATTG